TGGCCTGCCACTGCCTCAAAAACATGCATGTCACGTTGACACAAAACCCCCGTTTAAATGGGCCAGCCTGAAGCCCTGACAACCAAGGCCTTGGCCGCAGCGCTTGGCGTTAGCGTTCAACGCGTGGGGGTTTTACGCCGTGAAGGAATGCCGGTCTCCAGCATCGCCGAAGCAACCGCGTGGCGGGACGCCAGGGCGGCGGAGCGTGCGTCGTCGGCCCCTGTCCCGGTCGTGTCTACCTCGCTCGATGACGGCACGATCCAGCAGCGCATTCATCGGCAGAACGTATTGGTCAGCCGAGCGCGTGACGTCTGGCAGGCGGCCATGGAGACGGGCGACCGAGACCAAGCCAAGTACCACACCCAGTACAACCAGGCTACGGCCAAACTCATTGACCTAGAAGCTGAGGCCGAGCGTCGAGCGCTGATGGCCCGAGAATACATCAAGGCCTCCGAGGCGAAGGAGGCGATGCTTCACCTGACGGGCGAATGGGTCGAGGCCATGGAGCGAATGCCCAGCGAGTTGGGTGAGGCCTGCAATCCGAACGACCCGCCCAAGGCTATCGCCGTCCTGCAGGCATACGTCCGCAAGGTGCGCGAGAAGATGAGCGGCGGAGGTCCGCAGCTGTGAACCGCGCTGACCTGATCGCGGTCGGCCGTGAATCCCTGACGCCACCCGATAACGCCGACCCGGTGAAGTGGCTGGCTCGGAACATCACCCGCGTCCCTGCCGGTGCGTTCGCTGGTGGATACAACCCGAGCCGATGGCCGTGGATTGCTGAGAGCCTTCGCATCTTCCTCGACCCTTCGACGCGCACGATGGTGGACCTGTGGTCGATTCAAACGGGCAAGACCCTGAAGGCCCGACTAGCGGCTACCTATCTGATGGCGAACGACCGCGGGAACATGGTCATCTACATGGACAACCAGGTCAACGCTGCGGACTTCACGATCCGTTACTTGCGGCCGATGTTCAACATGGTCGACGAGGTGCGTCGGCACATCTCCCCGGGCGACAACCCGAAGAGCGACATCATCGACTTCGCTGACGGGACAATCGTTTATAACAACTCGGCCACGACCGAGAAAGACCTCCAGCGTATCTCGACGCGTTACGTCATCGGTGACGAAATCTGGCTCTGGAAAAAAGGAGCCGTCGCTCAGTCGATGGCTCGAACCAAAGCCTACGAATGGACGGCAAAGAAACTCTACCTGTCGCAGGCCGGCATGATCGGCGACGACCTAGACAACATCTGGGGCATGACCACCCAGCACGAATGGAATATGGTATGCCCCTTGTGCAAGACGCTGCAACCCTGGGACTGGAGTTTCGTAAGGTTCCCTGAGCAGGCCAAAAGCCCTGCTGGCTGGAACCATCTGATGGTCGAAAAGAACACTACCTACGAATGCGCCGGCTGTAAGGAGCACCTGCCCGACACGAACGAGACGCGCATCGCTTGCAACGCCGTAGAGAACGGGGCTCAGTTCGTGCAGATGGCGCAACCACAGAAGACAGGCTGGGTCGGGACGCACGTCAACGCGCTGGCCTCTACGAGCTGGGGCTCCTTGGCCGTGGACATGATCAAGAGCAAGGAGGCTTCGGAAGCCTACGGTGACGAGGAGGGCCGCAAAATTTTTAAGACCAAGTATCTGGCTATCCCCTGGAGCGACGACGGTGGCTCGATGGTGGTATCGACGGAGTCATCGGACTACGCCATGGCTGACGACTGGGAAGCCGAGGCCGTCATCAGTCCGGGCGGCAAGGTGCTCGAACGTGAGGGTGCGCCTGATGGTAGCATCCCTTTCCGCGTGGTCGGCATCGACGTACAGCGAGGACACTTCTACGCGGTAGCCCGTCGCTTTGCCAAGTCAGGCCATAGCCGACTGATGGCCTTTGAGAAGCTCGAGACTTGGCAAGACCTCGACGACTTCGTGAAGCGTACGGGTACGCACAAGGCCATGATCATGGTGGACTCAGGAGACCAGACCCAAGAGGTATATCGCCAGACGGCTCTTCGCGGCTGGAAGTGTTCCAAGGGTTCCGGAGCCGAGACCTTCGCGGTAGGTGACCGGGACGGGAACACCGTCCGCCGATTCTATTCGGAGAAGCAGGCCATCCTTGTCCCTGGTACACCCGCCCGCGCATGGCTCATCTCGTTCTCGAACGTCCAAGCCAAGGATCTACTCCACGGTCTCCGGGCTAGGAAGGTCTTCTCATTCGCCCGTGACGCCACCCCCGAATATACCGAGCAGCTGAATTCGGAAGTGCGCGTCCGCGACAGGCGCACGGGCAAGGCCACTTGGATTCTTCCCCAAGGCAAGCGGGACAATCACGCCCTCGACTGCGAAATCCTCGCCCTCCTTGTCGCGGTACGCTGGGGCGTCGTCGGCCGGGAAGCGACCGCAGACGACTTGCAACCTGGGGAAGGTCGGTCAACATGAAGGCAAGAGGGACGGTCTCGAAGCGTCGCAGGATGTGCGCCTGCGGAGGCATAGGGTCGGGGCCGTTCCTCCCACCCGTTGCCTAGCCCCGCAGATTTATGCAAGGACTGTTCATCGGATTGTCAGAAGACGAGCTGCTCGCCATCAAGGCCAAAGCGGTCTCTATGATCATGGAGGGAAAGGTTCTCATGTCGTACGCCGATTCCTCAAGTTCGGCCACGAAGCAGTTCGCCTTGCCCCCCAAGGAGATGCTTGCCGAAGCCCTCGGCGCGCTCTCTCAGCTGGACAGTGCCAAATATGGTCGTCGTCGGAATGTGATTAACACCCGCTACGATAACCGTAACAACGATTCTAACTATGGCCTCTAAGTCTCCGAAGAAGACCACCCCCAAGACCGCCGCGAAGGTGCCGAAGAAACTGCTCCGTGGAGCGGCCGGCCTTCCGCAGCCGCAGGCCTCGGCGAACGGTGGCGGGGGCTATCCGCAGAACCCGCGCTGGGAGAGCGTGACGCAGAGCACGGGCCGCCAAATCCTTTACATGGGCGCCAACGTGGATGCCCGTCGCGATCTGCGTTCGCGTGACCGCAACACGATGGTCAAGAAGTGCCGGTATGCCGAGCGCAACTATGGCCTATACAATCAGATTCTGAATGACACGGTGATGTACGTCGTCGGCGGGGGCATGCGTATGCAGTCCCATTGCGAAGACCCCGAGGTCGGCCGCGAGCACATGGAATACTTCTATGAAGTTTCCCGTAAGCTCGACGTCACCGGGCGTTTCTCTTTCGAGGACTGCCAGAAACTCATCACCCGTTCCTGGATGCGTGACGGCGACACCTTCGCCGCCAAGGTCCGCAACGGTCGAGACGAGGCCCGAATCCAACTCATCGAGGCCCATAGGGTCGGCGACCCTGCCGATCGTGACGTTCCCGAGCGAGTCTGGGACGGCGTCGAGTTCGGCGATTACGGCGAGGTTGTGGCCTATTGGGTCTACCGCTCCAACGGCTCCAGCCGTCAGGTCCTGGCTAACGCGATGATGCACATCGTGGACTTCACGTCTTCGAGCGCTTCGCGTGGGACGCCCATCCTCCAGCATGCGACCAACAGCCTCCAGGATATGGACGAGATTCTCGAAGCCGAGAAGCGGGCCGTCAAGGACCAGTCCGAGGTGACGCGCGTCCTGAACAAGGCGGGCGGCTTCATCGACGACAACATGGCAGCCGAACTTGGTGGCGGCGACCGATGCTTCTCTGGCGTGGTCGAGCAGGCCGGCGGCAAACTGATCGTGCTCGAGCCCAACGAGAAGCTCGAACATCAGGAAAGCAAGCGACCCAGCCAAACCTTTAACGGATTTATTGCCGAGCTCCAGCGGGACGTAACCTTCGGCTCACTGCCGTGGGATTTCGTCGTTGACCCCTCGAAGCTTGCGGGGGCTGGGGTGCGATTGGTCGGAAATAAGGCCGACCGATTCATCAGCCATGTGCAGCAGATGGTCATCAATCAGTTCTGCATCCCAACGTACCACTACATAATTAGCGACGGTATCAACAAGGGTCTAATCCGCGACGACCGCTCCTGGTACAAGTGTTCGGTGATCACCCCGCCCTCCCTGACCGTGGATGCCGGACGCGAATCGGCCAACGACCGCGAAGACATTAAGATGGGACTGATGAGCCGTTCCGAATATTACAAGACCCACGGGAGCGAGTTCTACAAACAGATCGACAGCATCGCCCAAGAACTCGCCTACATCCGCAACAAGGAGCAGGAACTCGGCCTGCCGTACGGAAGCATTTCCCAGACTTACCCCAACCCGGTCACGCTTGAGCAGTCTCAGCCAGCCGGAACCCCTCCCCCTTCCAACCCCTAACACCGTGCGTTTTCTTTCCAACGGGCTTCGCGGCCTAGAGCCACTTCTGATTAACCCGGTCCGCGCCAAGGACTACGTCGAGGCCTCCAAGGCGGCAGGCCTTGGTGACATGATCTCGCAGCTCTTCGGCGAAGCGCCCAAGCCCTACGTCGTCGGCACCACCGCGGTCGTCCCCGTGTCGGGGCCCATCGGCAAAGGCCTCTCCCCCCTTGAGCGCCTAATGGGCGGTGCTGACGTTGACGTCATTGCCGGCTGGCTCGAAGAAGCCCAGGACAACCCGGCAGTTGACCGCGTGCTCCTGGCTATCAACTCCCCGGGTGGCACCGTGACGGGCGTGCAGGAACTAGCCGACATGGTCGCCAGCTACAAGAAGCCGACCCGTGCCTTCTCCGATAACATTGCCGCCTCGGCCGCATACTGGATCGGAAGCCAAGCAGATGAATTCACCGTGACGGCCAGCTCGCAAATCGGGAGCATCGGCGTGTACATGGTCGTGCCTAACCTCGAAGAATACTACGCCGCCCAGGGCATTAAGTTTGAGGTCATCGCCGCCGGGATCCACAAGGCCGCAGGCGCCGAAGGACTAGCCCTCACCGAAGAGCAGCGTGCCTATCTTCAGGCCTCTGTCGATTCAACCCGCGACGAGTTCCGCGAGTCGGTCCGCCGCAAGCGCCGCTTCGTGCGCGACGAGGACATGGAAGGTCAGGTCTTCACAGGCCGCGAAGCCGCCGCCAAGGGTCTGGTCACCGGCATCGTGTCCAATCTCCGGGAGGCCCTCGCCACTTTCTGACCCCTAATAGTTGCCCACCTCCGCAATCTTTAAGACCATGACTATCGAAGAAAAACTCGTCGCCGCTGAAGCCCTCGTCGCTTCTGCCTCTGCCGAACGTGACGAACTCCGCGCCGTCGTTGAGAAACTCACCGTCGGTTCAGTTGCCGAAGTCGAGAGCCTCAAGCTGGAAGCCTCCGTCAAGGACGGCAAGGTCTGTGACCTCCAGGCTGCTCTCGCTGACTCCGTCAAGCTCGTCGAAGAACTGACCGCCAAGGTCGCTGAACTCTCGGCCATCCAGATCACCGCCTCCGCTGAAGCCGCGTCCATCGTGGCCAAGGTTGGCGTTGCCGCCGTGGACCTTCCCCAGGGCGACAGCCCGGTCCGCGCCTCCGACAAGGACATCTCCGAACAGTACTCCGCCATGCCCTTCGGCAAGGAGCGTACCGAGTTCCTCAAGAAGAACCGCTCGGCCATCTTCAAGTCTGCCAAATAATTTCCCCTCCTAACTCTCACCCGTAAACTAATATGCCTAACACCATTGCTGCTCAGCTGATCGTCGACACCCTCGCCGCCCAGTCCCAGACCATCCTCGCCAACCGCCTCGCCGCCCTCTCGAACTTCTCGACCGACTTCTCCTCGGACGTGAAGCGCCCGAAGGACGTCATCCAGGTGGCTGTTGCTACTGCCGGTTCCACCACGCTGACCAACCCGTCCTCGTTCAACGTCATCGGTGACAGCACCCTCGCTGCTACCGCCGTTACCCTTAACCACCTCTACCAGCCCTTCGGCCTGTCGTACTCCGACGTCCAGAATGCTGTCCGTCTTGAGCGCCTGGTTAAGATTAACCTCGACGCCCTCGCCGACAAGATCTGGTCCGTCGCTACCGCTCCTATCACCGTCGCCAACTTCGGTGCCGCTACGGTCACCGGCGCTGACTCGGTCGTCACCCCTGGCTCCGCTCAGCTCCGTGCTCTGTGGGCTGGCGTCAACAAGGCTGGCCGTAAGGCGCTCATCGTGAACCCGGGCATCTACAGCAACCTGATCCCGACGAGCACGACCTCCCTGCCTCTCGCTGATGGCGCTTATGGTTTCGATGGCGGCGTCTACTACGCCAACCTCTTCCCGTCTGAGGCCAAGCTTGCTGGTTTCGCTTGCTCCCCTGACGCGATCGCCATGGCCGCTGCGGCCCCTGCCCTCGACAACGTCCGTGACGGCATGCTCGTCTCTGAAGTCGTCCAGCTCGAAGGTCTCGGCATGAGCATCTACTACAACGTTTGGGCCGACAAGAGCACCCGCAACCTCGTCGCCTCTGCTGAACTGATGTTCGGTGCGTCGAAGTCTGTGACCTCCGGCACGATCGCCTCGATCTACAACCCCTAATCGCCGGGGCTTAAAGCCCCACGAAACGAGACCCCCAGAAATGGGGGTCTTTTTTTTGCCCTAGTCCGCAGATATATGAGCCTGTACGGAACCGAGTTCTTGGACGACGCGAAGGAAGTCACCTATGATTTCGGGATTCCCTGCGCCACGGCCGGCTCGACCGTCACCTTCTCGGCCCTTATCTCTGAGCCTGCCTATTCCACCGTCCTCGAAGCAGGTGGGTATTGCGAGCGTACCCAGTACACCGTCCGCCTCCCTGCCGCAACGGCCTCCTGGCTCAAGCCAGACGGGTCTAATGGGGCATCGGCTGCCGTCCTCTCGGCAGGCGTCCCCATCGCCGCCCTGGGCATCGGCAAGAAACTGACGGTAGGGGGTAAGGTTGTGCGCATTACCAGCCAGACCTATAAGACCCTGTCGGCTTGGATTACCCTGATCGTCATCGACGACAGCCAATGAGCGCGGAGGTCCGCATGGTACCGCGTAGCCGTGACGAGTTCATGGCCGCCATCGACAAGTTCGTCCATGGGACTAATGACGGTCTAGTGGACGTGTACCTGGAGCAGGCCGCCCTGATGTGCCGGGACAGCATGATCCTCACCCCGCCCATCGTTAAGGCTGGCGGCCAGGGCATGAGCAAGGACGCCAAGGCCATCGGCGAGAACGCCGTCAAGGGGGACATCAACTCGGTCGTGGTAGGTGAGCGCTCAGGTTCAACCAACGGTCGACGCGGTCGTCTCTTCCGCAAACTCGGCAGCGCATCCTTTACCAATAACACGTCCAAGTTTTGGAAGTTAGCCGGGGACAATACCGACCTATTCGCCGGCAATGCCCTGTACGCCCGGATGTTCAATAAGGGCTTCGGTACCGAGAAGTCTTTCAACAAGCTGAAGAACTACTTCACCCGCATCGGCCAGCAGGAGGCAGGCAATGCGCTTAACCGCCCGGTGATTGATAGCGTCGATGGAATCAAGCAGATCCACATGGCCTTCCGCAACAAGTTCGGAGGCCGCATCAAAAAGAACGGCGGTCCTGGCATCGCCTTCTGGCAGCGCCATGAAGCGAAGGACTCGGTCCTCCGCGAATACATCAAGCAGCGTCAGCGGGCAGTCGGCCGCATCAAGTCTGGATGGGTCGATTGCCTAGCCAAGCTTCCCAAGCCTAAAGGCCTTAGCGGCCCCAGGTCTCGAGCCAATGCAGGACGTTCCCAGATTCCGCTATGGATCAAGCGCCACACCAACTCGGATGGCATCATGGTCATGTCCCGACGCGATGTCGGCGAGATGGTCTTCGAGCTTAGGATTGGGAATCAAAACGGTGACGCCGATTATGTTGCAACCGACGCAGACGTGAAGAACCTTGTCTACGGTAACCGCGTCAAGCAGATGCCTGCCATGATGGAGCTCATGTTCAAAGCCCACACCGAAAAATTTAACCGCAAACACGGAACCAAATAACATGCCCGGAACCATCTCCCCCCGCCACATCGTCGAGGCCGTCCTCGATACCTTCCTCACAGCTGAGTCAGGCCTTGCCGGCGTGGCCGTCTATACCGGGGACAACGCTGAGATTAACGTCCTGCCCAAGTGCGTGGTCCTATGCGACGCGGCCCGAACCCCTGCCGAAATCCCTGAAGGCGCTGGTAACTTCTATTGCTCGGTCCGCGTGACCATCTTCTCGAACGCCGACGACACGACCCTGTCTGATCACCGTGCCCGATGCGCTGCCATTGCCGGGGCCATGGCCGACGTGGCTGCCATCAAGGCCGCCTTCCTTGCCAGCGGTGACGCCAAGTGCTATGACGTTATCCCTGAGTCCGAGGACGAGGGCCGTGACGAACGCTCCTGGGCGACCGTCCTTTCCTACAACATCCCGCTGGTCGTTAACCCCATCCCCTAAGGGTTGCCCGCTCCCGCAGTTTCAAAGCCTTAACCCGCTAAAAATTTTACCCTACTATCCATGGCCGCCATTCTCACCGGAACTTCCTGCTTATTCGGTATCTCAGGTACCGTCACGAATTTATTCGTGCAGTCCTTCTCCGTCTCGGCGGGGTTCAACAATGAGGACACGGTGCAAGATGAGGCCGGCCTGACGAAGACCCATCGGCTCGACGATCGCAAGACGACCCTGAGCATCGACGGCATCTGCAAAACGGGTACCGTCCCAGTGCTCGGCGCGACCCTGACCTTCACGACCAACACTTCTTCGGCCTATCCGTCTGGTTCCGCTTCCACTAGCTTCGTGGGAATCGTGACCAAGGTCGACGAGAAATCGCAGAACAAGGGCTTCACCTCTGTCTCTGTCGAAGCCGTCGACTACGAAGGTATCTCCTACGCGTAATTGACACCGCCCCAAGTGGGGTAGTATCAAAGCGTGGACGGAAGATTCTTACGCGCATTCACGGACCCGGCCAAGGTGACCTGCCTTGGTCGTCCCGTTTATCCGTTTTGCCTCAAGTACCGGGTGCGCCTTCTGGCCATCGAGTCGCCCCTGATTACTGGCGACAAGGTTCCCACCCCGCTGGACCTACTGGCCGCCGTAAAGATTTGCGCCGAGGAACCCCTGGGCGAACTGACCGCCATCGAGCTGAGGCTCCTTGAGAAGCTGAAGGAAAGACCCGGTCGCTTTCTGACCGAGTGCGAAAGGTTCAAGGAGTATTGCATGGTGGACTGCTGGCCTAAGTTCTGGGAGGACATCAGCGACAAGAAGGGATCGGCTGAGGACGTCGGTATCCCTTGGCCGCTAGGCGTGGTCGCGGCGCTAATCAAAAACGGCATCGAGGAGAAGCGAGCATGGGAGATGCCGGAGTGTCAGGCCATCTGGTTGAACGCGGCATGGGTGGCATCGGCTGGGTCTGAGTCAAAGATTCTTACCACCGACGAAGAGGAATTCATCGCAGAGCAGGAACGCCTTGAGAAGGTTGCCCCCTCCGCAGATGTAAAGAACACCAAAGACAATGGGCCAAAAACTTGAATACGAACTGAAGGGCAAGTCCGACGTTGACCAGGTAACGGGTCGGGCGAAGAAGTCCGTCGATGCCCTAGGCTCGTCTTTCAAAAAGGCTGGTACCGATATTGCCAACAGGCTTGCCGGCATGTTTGCCGCGACCGTCTTGTTCGACAAGGCGCTCGGCTTTGTTACTAATACATTCAAGGAACTAGGGGAGGTCGCCGATCAGGTGGACCGCAGTGGCCTGACGGCAGAACAGTTTCAGGCGCTGGCCTACGCGGCACAGCAGTCGGGCGTCTCTGTCTCCGCCCTGGCTAAGGCTACCCGTCAGCTGCGCGTCGATATGGCCGAGGCCGCCGCCGGCACTGGCAAGAAGGTCGAGATGTTCAAGGCCCTTGGGATTTCCCTTGAGCAGCTTAAGTCGGGTGACGCGTCTGCCGTCTTCCTTGCCATCGCTCAGGCCTTGGCCGGAAGCGCCGACGACTCCGAGCGCCTGCTGATTACCACGGCTTTCTTCGGGGACAAGATTGGCAATGACATCCTGCCGATGTTAAACGACTACCTGAAGCTGAGCAAGGACATCGCCAACGCTCCTATCGTGGACGCTAAGACGCTAAAGATGATTGGGGATTATAACGACGGCATGGATGCGCTCGCTGCAAAGATGAAGGTCTTCGTCGCTTACATCTTTAAAGCCTACGACACTTACTCAAAATTTGCCCAGAAAATTGCAGAGACTGTTGCTGAGTTCGGTTTCAAAGTAGCCGACAAAATCTTCCCTGAAGGTATGGCCGCAAGTCTGGCGGTATCTAGCATTACCTCTACCCCTTTGGGCGGGGCATTATCAGCCATGGGTGCGGACGGTTCTGTCAAGTCAGTCGCGGCGCCGTCCTCTGACGCTAAGAAAGGTGAAGCCGCCAAGGCATTGCTTTCTGCCATTGCCGCGTCAGCCAAGCCCGAGAAGGAGAAGGCCGCTTCAAGCAAGTCCGAAGGTTCTATCTCCTCCGTATCCGGCAACGTCATTGGCGTCGGCCAGAACCCGGTGATCACGGCGCTGCAAGAGCAGCAGGCCATCGCCAAGGAGCAGCTTGCCTGCCTTCAGGTAATCGCCGCTAGGGGTCAGAGCGCCGGCCCTCCCGCAGACCTAACTGAGAAGGGCGGCACCCCGGTGACCCCTGCCACTAAATAAAATTTAAACTTAATCTAAACTCAAATGGCTATTGTATCTGTAGGTAATCCGCTGACCACCAAGTTTGTTCAGCCTGGTGGCGTCTACCAAACTGACGGCTACGGGCTGCTGACTGGCAAGGCTACCTACATCGTTGACCGAACCGTTGGCGGCACGGCAGTCGTTGGCGGTCAAGTGCACCCGCAGTACTCCGATATGTTCGTGCACAAGTTCACGCTTTCCCGGGGAGCCCTGGCCCTTGATACCATCGACGCTGATTACGTTGGAGTAGACACGGTTGCCGCTGGCGGCGACATGACCCGCCCCAACGTCACGGCTTCCCACGGCCTGACATCGGAGCACATCACAACGCACCCCAACTTCTTCGGCCCTTCAACTGGGTTTGCGACCGCCATCGCAGGAACTGGGACGACCTTTACTACGTCAGCAATCAATGACGCCTACAAAGTGGGCGGGGTTTTCGGCGCTCACTTCAAAGGCACCGCAACAAACGCTGGCGGCTTTGTCGGATTCCTTGATTCAAGTACGGCCAGCAAGCAGTACTTCTACGGCAAGACACATTACCTTGCCCCGACGACATCCTTCTCCGGTTGCGTCTACACGACCAACGTCGCAAAGGTCACGACCCTCCGCGACAACGTGGGCCAGACAAGCAACACAAACTCTTTTGGTAGCGGGTGCAAATTACTACCCGATCACATCGGCACATCCTGGACGGCTACGGTCAAGGGAACAGCCCGCGACACCATCATGCTTTCTCAGGTGTCCTTCGAGGACTATTGCGTTCAAGCCACTGGAGTGCCTAAAATCTTTAAGATTAACTACGAAATTAGGTTTAACCGCGAGGGCTACCCCGCCGAAGTTTACAAGAGAGTATGAGCTCAACCATTCAACCAGGGGCCGGGTACGGCTTCACTTCTGGCGGCTTCGGCTTCTCGCTGGACACGACCAACCCATTTCAAGACGACGCCGGAGATGACTGCGTCCCGCTTCGCATTAAGTACAAGGGATACAACCCCACCGGAAGCACCCACTCTTTTGAGGTCTGCGTTGGCACAATCAACAACCTCGTTCCGCAGCTCCTTGAGGATGGCGTATGGGTCAAACTGGATCGGCTTGTAAGCGGAGAACCAAGCCCCCCTGTGTCGGTGATGAACTTCACTTCTGGGCTGACATACATCTACCTCAAGTCGGGCAAAGGAACGGCGGGAGAGTTCCCGGATACAGACACCACAACGGTTAACTATCCCCGAATCGAATCGAGCGGCACAGTGCTTGCGGACACCGACACCTTTGGGTACATCCTTTTGGCGCACGGTTCTGCTAACGCTGAAAACGTGCTGACACTTTATCAGAACGTCACCGGCTCACTCTGGGCTGACCGTCTCAAGCTGGGCACGCTGACGGCGCAATACTACTACGCCCGCGTCTGATGGGCATCTTAATCGGAGGGCCGGATACTCAACCTGGAGGGCCTACGACTTGGGGAAGGCTGCGCAGGGCTGTCGGGCAATACGTCGGGGCCAACGACTACCGGGGGCCCACCTTAGAGCGCTACAACAATATCGAATGGGACGCGGCATTTTACTTCACGTCCGCAGCGTCTGGCGGTTTTGTTAAGGGCGGCTAT